CAAGAGCAAATGATAGTGCCAGCTTTACTTTTACGCCACCTGGAGAAGCAAGTTCTTCTCAGTTTGTCTGCGAAGCATGGAGTAAATCAATACCATATTTAAACAGAGCTACGATACAGGCTACGTTCAGAGAGGTGTTTGAACCATGAGTACTGGCCCTGTCTTCAGTGAAGTTCAAAAAATTAATCCTTCAGCAATTATTGAACTTTTTGTTTTACAGCTAGACACAGCATTACATGGTTCGAATACTATTTATAGATTTCATGCAGGATCAAATTTAAATGCAAATGGTGAAATAGTTTTTGCAGGTAATTCATATCTTAGATTTCCTATAGAAGCCACAGGCTTTGCATATCAACGTGGTCAGTTACCAAGACCAAAGGTAACTATAAGTAATGCAACAGGATTAATTTCATCAATCTTGGTTAGTGTTAATCAGGTAACAGCAGGTAATGATCTTACTGGTGCTACTTTTACAAGAATAAGAACAATGGCTAGATTTTTAGATGCTGTAAACTTTCCAGGTAATACTAATCCGTTAGGCACACCAGATCCCACAGCAGAGTTTAAACGTCAGATATTTATTGTGGATCGTAAGTCAGCAGAAAATAGAGAAGTTGTAGAGTTTGAATTAGCTGCATCTACTGATATGGCAGGAGTACGAGCACCTAAAAGGCAGTGTACTCGTGCTTTGTTTCCTTCTATTGGTACGTTTAATCAATGACTTGGCGAGATGATGCGTTGGTTCATGCGAAAGACCAAGACCCAAAAGAATCTGTAGGTTTACTTCTTAATGTCAGAGGTAAGCAGAAATATTTTCCTTGTGAAAATTTAGCTATTACAGATCATCAGCATTTTATTTTAAATCCAGAAGATTATGTAAATGCAGATAAGACAGGTGAGATTATAGCGGTTGTTCATAGTCACCCAATCACACCTCCTGTTCCTAGTCAGGCTGATCGTATCAGTTGTGAGCATAGTAAACTTCCGTGGCATATTGTTAACCCTAAAACAGAAGAGTGGGGAGAATGTATTCCCGAAGGTTACGTTCCAGATTTATTAGGCCGTCCGTGGGTTTGGGGTGTTACTGATTGTTGGTCACTCGTAAGAGATTGGTATAAACAGGAGAAAAATATTGAACTGAAAGATTATGAAAGAAATATGACACCACAGGAGTTTTTAGATGATCCTTTGTTTGAAAGTTATGCGTGGAGAACAGGATTCAGAGAACTTAGAAGTGATGAAAAGTTAGAGAAGGGAGATGTATTATTAATGTCTATAATGCACCCAACTTTAAATCATGTAGCTATTTTTCTTGGAGATATGGTTTTACATCATTTAGCAGATAGACTATCTTGTAGAGAACCATATTCTGAGTGGTTGTTAAAATGTACTGGTAAGAGGTATCGCTATGCTCAGAACAGTTAGACTTTACGGAGAACTGGCAGAGTTTGTTGGACATAAAGAATTAGATGCAGTGATAACTTCTACTGCTGATGCCATGAGATTTTTAATCAGTAACTTCCCAGGATTGGAAGCACATATGGCAGATCGTTATTATCAGGTATTAGTTGATGATTATGAAATAGGAGAAGAAGATATTCATAATCCGATAGGACAATCTGACATTAGTATTGTTCCTGTTATTACTGGTGCTGGAGGTAATACAGGTAGATTTTTGTTGGGAGCAGTTTTATTAGGTGGTGCTATTTTTTCTGGTGGTGGTTTTGGTGCTTTAAAACTTTTTGGAGGCGAAGGATTAAAATTAGGTGTTTTTGGAAATTTTGCAGCAAATTTAGGAACAGGTTTACTTTTACAAGGTGTAAGTAATATGTTGTTTCCTCAACCTCAACCTAAAGATTTTAGTAACGAACAAGATCCTAGAATATCATTTAGTTTTTCTGGGGTGCAAAATACATCAAGAGCAGGAACTAGCCACCCAATCGTTTACGGAGAGATTATAACTGGGTCGGTTGTGATCTCAGCAGGAATTGACACTAATCAGGTATCAGCATGACGGATAAAATTATTAGAGGAGCAGGTGGTCCTCCCCCAACACCACCTTCTCCTACCAGAGCACCAGATACATTAAATAGCAGACAGTTTGCATCAATACAGGATCTATTGTCTGAAGGAGAGATAGAGGGTTTTGCTACTCCATCAAAAGCAGGATTGACAAAAGGAACTACAGCTTACAACAATGCTGCATTAAAAGACATATTTTTAAACGATACTCCTATTCTCAATACAAGTGCCAACAATACAAACCCACAAACAGCAGACTTTAACTTTCAAAATGTAGAGTTTACACCTCGTTTTGGAACGTCAAACCAAGAACATATTCCAGGGATTGAAAGCAGTCAATCAACAACTGCTGTTGGAGTTATAGTTACAAATTCTTCTCCTGTCACTCGTCAGATAACTAATACTGCTGTTGATGCTGCAAAAGTTACGATTACATTTCCGCAGCTACAGAAAGCTACAGATGAAGGTGATTTATTAGGTTCTTCTGTTAATCTAAAAATACAAGTTCAATACAATGGTGGTGGTTTTACAGAAGTAATTAATGACACAATTACAGGTAGAACTGCTGATGCGTACCAAAAAGAATATCGTGTTTCCTTTACAGGTTCTTTTCCTGTTGATATCAGAGTTGTAAGAGTTACAGCAGATAGCACATCATCAAATCTTATTGATGCTTTTACTTGGACAAGTATCAGTGAAATTGTTGACGACAAACAAAGATATTTAAATAGTGCCTATACAAACCTGAGAATAGATTCGGAACAGTTTAGCTCTATACCAAAAAGAGCTTTTCGTATTCGTGGTGTAAAGGTAAGAATCCCAGGTGCAGGTGCTTCCAGTTCTGGTACTCCCACTGTTGATTTGCAGACAGGAAGAATAATTTATCCAAGTGGTTATATTTTTAATGGAACAATGGGTGCTGCTCAATGGTGTTCTTGTCCTGCCTTAATATTGCTTGATCTGCTTACTACTGAAAGATATGGATTTGGAACTCATATTACAGATAGCAATTTAGATTTATTCAGTTTTATTGCTGCCAGTAAGTATGCCAATGAGTTAGTAGATGATGGCTTTGGAGGACAGGAAGCTAGATTCAGTTGCAATGTAAACATACAGGGATCAACAGAAGCATTTACTTTAATAAATGAATTAGCAGGAGTAATGAGATGTTTTCCTATCTGGTCTGAAGGTTCTGTTACTATCTCACAGGATAGACCTACAGATCCAAGTTATCTGTTCAGTTTGGCAAATGTAGGTGAAGGTGGGTTCAGTTACTCAGGTAGCAGCTTAAAACAAAGACATACAGTAATAAATGTCAGCTATTTCAATATGGATAGCAGAGAGATAGATTATGAAGTCGTAGAAGATACTTCTGCTCAAAACAAATTAGGAATAATTAAGAAAGATGTAAAAGCATTTGCCTGTACTTCTCGTGGTCAGGCTCAAAGATTAGGAAAGGCAATACTATTCAGTGAGCAACAAGAGACTGAAGTAGTTAGCTTTACAACATCTATAGATGCTGGAGCGATAGTCAGACCTGGATCTGTTATCTCTGTCAACGATCCAGTTAGAGGAGGAGAGCGTAGAAGTGGTCGTATAAAATCCGCTACAACCACTGCTATTACAGTAGATAATGTTAAAGATCTTAGTACATTTACAGGTACGAATAAAAAATGCAGCGTTATATTACCTGATGGATCTGTTCAAACAAAAGATATAAGTAGTATTTCTACTAATGTTATAAATTTAAGTTCTGCTTTATCACAAACACCAAATGTAAATAGTATTTGGCTTATTCAAAGTTAAACTTTAGAAGCTCA